GTTGGTTGCTTCCACGCTTACAGCTTCATAACATTAATTGTTAGAGAAACGGAGAAGGATCAGTCCTCAGCTGGTTCTACCAGGCAGAGATCCTCAGTCCTAAGTCCATTCTCAGATCCAAATAGGGATCCAATTGTTACTATTAGCTGCTAACGAGACTAGAAGTATAAGTGTAAGGTTTACACAATTACAGAACTGACCGCCGCTTATCATGGTTACCATGAGATTGGCTTCTCACCCTCTTTCGAGGAGCCCAGTTCTAACTAGTCTTGTAGATTCCACAACAAACCGCATTCCAACGTCATCGACATGTTTTCCTCTAAAACATTGGGGCTGCCCTACGGAGACAGATATATTTAATGTCCTCCGGTTCGGTCCATTCCACAGTACGTTTGGGAAGTGTGTTCAATTTTCTCTCATAGGTCCTATTAGCGCGATAGATCTTTCGTGCTAATGTACGGTCGTCATCCGGCTGGATGTGGAAGTAATTCCATACATTCTTAGCCGGACACTCATCAGGCAGATCGATTAGCCATGACTTAGTCAAAGCTTCTCGTGGAATCTGTCTCCTGCAGCAGTATTCAGCATAAGTACTCGGTCCCTCTAAGAGGGCGAATCCTGATGCATATACTCCACACCGTAAAGATGAGAGAGTGTCAATTCGTCTGTTAACAAACTCGAATCGACACTGATCTTGAATTGAACTTGGTAAATCGGCCAATAATGTTTCCATCTGAGACCTACCACTGAGTAATAAACTCGGGACGGTATTCTCAAACCCTTCGGAACCTCGGGATAACACATCATCCATTGTATCTCCCTTACCCCTACCCATCAGGATCCCCATGTTAACATAGGGAACTTGTTTCTCAACAAACTTAACACCATTAACAGACCCAATTTTAAAATAAGTTGAGTTAATGTTAATGAATCCAGAACTTGCAAAGTTCTTACCAACACTAGGTTCAAAACCTACTTTAGTAATTTCTTTGCGCCACTTCTTATAGAATGGCATGCTTGAACGGAATGCAATATCATCTCCATTTACTCTACAGGGTAGAGAATGTAATGATGCAATCGTACCGTGCTCTACCTCGTAACAATAACGGTAGATAGCGGCGTTCACCAGGCATAGGATTGGAAAGCTAATTATAGACCCCATTAGCTGACCGTTTGTTTGTTGGAATTCTCCAGGTAGAAACCTCTCTAGACCTTTGAGGCTGGGTTTACAGATCCAATCGGATCCATAGTAGGAGAGATGGTGTGGTCCAACCAAACTCCACAAAAGATCTTTGCTCGCTTTGCTGTCAGACAATTCATCAATGACAGCAGCGGTGGCATCCATATGCATATTATCCGTAGCAGAACTGTAGTCTCCACTGACAAAAATGTCATTGTGCAGACCAGCTACGACAGATTGCATGTCAGCTACATTAGCCTCTCTTCCAGTAAACTGGAATAGGTTAAACTTCTGTAGTTGACGCCACAAGAACTTCTGGATTGGTTTCCCGACATTATAGTTTCCATAGGTGCCGCATGATATCGTGCGTACCTTCAAGGGTTCCAGAATAAATTTTACATTAGCACTAGGAATATTGTTCTCAAATTCCTTTGTACTATCAAGACGTTCAGAAATGAAGTCAGAACTGATAGTACTGGGTATACGGATTTCACGTATTGGGACTCCATTGACATGGACATAGCCAACGAAATCCGTAAATCCGAATCTGCCATCGATATCGATTGTTGTTAACAACTTATAGATATCATGGTGATCACCCCAAGTGCGTCTGTAGAATTCACCGATCTGACCTGACTTAGACCTCTTCGACTCCACGCATGAGTGATCCGTTAGGGACTCATACATGTTGAGGGTCAGGTTGGAAACATTCATTTTACCAAACACTTCACGGCTTGTTCGACGAATCTGCTCTAGCAGATAGTCGGGTGTACTTTTTTTCTGCGATAAAAGTTTCTTATGCTTTTCCGCAGCTCTTAGGACAAAAGAGTCACTGACAGGTAACATGCCCTTCTTAATCCCTTGTAGGATGGTATTTAAGAAAGAGACATCCAGAACACATTTTCGCTTAATAAAGCGTCTCATGTGTCCGAACATCAGGGTTCCCGGAGGAAACTTTAAAGTTTCAGGAACTTCTGGATACTCTCGTTCTGCCAGATCGGCGTACCTAACAAATAACCAATCCTTATGAAACTTAAGCTCAGGAACCCACACGTCCATCAGTGCTAGTACTGACCAAGCAACCACGCATGAAATCAAATCTCGTTGCGTGACCCGATCGTCTTGAAAGCCGTACATTCGTACTGCGCTATAAAGGACATCCGTGACATCAGCGCCTATTGTCACGGACTCTCGAATCCGGTAATCTATCTCAGCCTTGCCAAATTCAGCAAGGTCTTGAGCCTCTTCATAAACTCTATAAAAAGCATCATAGCTACCATCTATCACTGGACAACGCGAGCCTAATTCGGCATTGATCGCGTCCATGAACAGACGGTCTCTATATGTATAGAGGTTACTCGAAGGGATGTGCATTCCATACTTAAGGACAGCATAGAATACCCTATTCATCACAGGGCCACAGAGGTTTCCCGTATCTTTTGG